GGTGGTTATGGCGGAATGGGCGGCTACAGTGGCTATGGCGGTTACGGTGGCGGCTATGGCCAGCCTATGGGCATGTTTGGCGGCTATGGTGGCATGGGTGGCTACGGCGCAGGGATGGGCGGCGGTATGCCCGGTAATTTCTCTCCTATGCCCAGCGCAGGTGGCAAGTCCAACACTAGCGGCATGAACCGCGGAGGCCGTGCTGGCTTCCGTGATGGTGGCCGTACTGGATATGCTACGGGTGGTTGGTCTGAACTATTCGGGCCTCATAGTCTAGTTGCGGCTCATAAATCTATGTATGGCAGCATGGGAGAAGGCGTTGGCGCACCGGGTAGCCGGTTCTCGGCAAAAGCCCGTGTTCCGCTTCAGTCTATGGTTAAGCCCACGATGCTGAATCCTGCCACACCTCCTCGGCAACAGGAAGGTGGACTTCAGCAAGCTGCAAGTTTTGGTAAAACACTTGAAAATCTGATGAGTTCTGGTTCCAAGTTGAAAGAATATGCAACTAAGGGACTTCAGAAAGCTGGATTGGTGGAAGGCCCTTCTACTGTAACAAAAGAACCAGCCACTAGTGCTGATAAACCAGCAGCGGGGGCAAAACCTGTATCTTCTGGCTTATATGACTCTAACACAGAAGAAGGGTACTATATTCCCGGTCAAGATACAGAAGAAGGGTACTATATTCCCGGTCAAGATAATGAGGGTATTGGAGATGCAAGTCCTGAAATGGGCCTCGGAGCTGACAACTGGGATGCTGATTTTGGCTCTTTTGACACTGGGGATTTCTTTGCCAAGGGTGGCCGTGCTGGTCTAGCTGGGGGCGGTATTGGCAGTTACCAGAGCCTTGGTGAGGATCCTGTTACCAGTGAAGGTAGTGCTTACGATACCGATACTGGATTTGAACTGAAAATCCCGTCTAAGGGCAATGAGATTAAACCTTTGGAAGGTGCAAAAGGCGGCATCGGTAAACCGCGTGGCGTTGGCGATGATCTGATGGATGCTGCCAAACTAGCTGGCACTGCTGCTACCGCAGGTAAAGCTATCATGGCTCTCTTTGCTCTGTCTGACCGGCGTTCAAAAGAGAACATCCGTCCTATCGGCAAACTGTACGATGGCCAGAAGATTTACAGCTATAACTACAAGGGTGACAAACGCACCCAGATCGGCCTGATGGCTGACGAAGTGGAGAAGAAACGTCCAGATGCAGTTAAGACTGCCCGTGAAGTCATGCGCAGCAAGCGTATGCACGGTGGACGCACTGGCTATCAAGATGGTGGTATGCCCGAGGGTGTCTCTGCTGCGGAGTTCTTTACGGAAGATCAGGCCCGTATGCCTAACCAGCAATCTTTCGTACGCGCATGGAAAGATTCTATGAAGCGTCAGGGCGGTGATCCCGTTCTGGCTACTGTAGACATCACTCAGGGGCCGCAAGTAATTGCCCAAGCCGCTGCAAGGGCCGCTAAGACAGGCGGTGACGTACTAGCAGCACTCCCCAATGCCACTAAAGAACTTCTGAGTGGGGTTGTAGACAAGGCTGTTGGTGTTCTTGCTCCAGCGCAAGAGCAGGGCCGTGGATTGGCTGCGGCTGCGGATCTTCCGGCTCAGGGTGCAATTGAGACTGTCGGTGCGGCACCGGCAGCAGGATTGGGAAGCCCTGTTGTAGGTCCAAATGTTGGTGCAGGGCCTCAAGTTAAGCCTCCCGGTCCATTTGAAAGCACCATTGGCCGTGCTTTGCCAGATAGTGTTCCAAAGGATGCTAACTTCTGGATCCCTCTCATAGCAGGGGTTGGCGGTATGCTGGCTTCTCGGAACCCAACACTGGGCGGCGCTATTGGTGAGGGCTTAGTGTCTGCTGCTTCGGCTTATGAGGCACGCCAGTCTGCTGAAGCCCAGCGTAAGTCTGTTGAAGCTGGAACGCAGAAAACCTACCAAGAAATGGCTCGTAAGGGTATATTCTTGGATCCATATGGCATACGGATGGTCACGGTTTTTGATACAACAACAGGCAATTTTACTTCGGTGAAACTGAGTGAGTTGCCTAAAAATCCTGGTCGTTATAAGGTTTCCGCTGATGTTGCAAAATATATTAGAAATCAAACTAATATTCCTATTCCGGTTTACGGTGGAAGTGCTGGACCTGCAATCACATCTGTGTACGCAAGCCTATCTCGTGAAGATAGAACCGCCGCTATGGATATGGCTGATGCGTTTAATAACAGGCCGCCTACCCCAAAAGCAGGATATAGTCCTCAACAACTAAAGGATATGCGCCAGCCATTTATTGATCAGGCTAAATCAGCACAAAACATGAGAGATGGCCGTTTGGCGGTTAATTCATATGTGGCTTCTCTAGCTGCTCTCCCGCGTGGGGGTCTGAGTGGTGCTGGATTGAAAGAAACGCAACGTAAATGGCTTGAAGGTGTCAATAGCTATTTAAGAGCGCTGAAATTAAAGCCAGTTGTAAGTGAGGATATGAACGCAAATCTTGAAAATATAAATAAGCAAGTGAAGGTATTGGCTTCTCAAGGTAATAGATCTGATCTTACTTTGAGTAATATGTTGGCATCTTTCCCAACATCAGAGAATACCAAAGAAGGCGCGGCTTTGCTGGCCTCTGGATTGCTTGTTGAGCGTAAAAAAGAAATAGACGCTGATAATTATTTTAGAAATTGGCGTAGTCTTGTTGCGAAGCAAATTGGTGGAGATAATGAAATCTGGGCAAATTATTCAGGAATGGATTTGCGTACAAGATTTGATGAAAAGACAAAGAAAACTTATCAAGAAGATAAGAAAAATCTTGAAAAATTATTTTTGTCTTTTGTTGATGTCGGACCAAAAGAAAATAGAAGAAAAATAAATATGATGAGTGCTTTTATAAAAAATCCAAGTCTAATGAAAGACAAAGATTATATACGAATCATGAAACAAAAAGGTATAAATACCCGTGTCCTTCAATACTTTGGAGGTAAATAAAATGGCCGATGTTGATTTCTCAAATCCTAGTATAATACCGGAAGATGATCCAAAAAAATCCTTTGATAGGCCAGAGGCTTCTGAGGATAAAATTCCAACATGGGGTCAAACCGCTGTTGATTCTCTTTATGGTCTAAGATCTGGTCTATACAAAGGGGCGCACATTGTTCCTGGGCTGCCCGGAGATATTAGTTCTTTAGCTAAAACTGTAGTGCGTAAAGGTGTATCTTATCCAGAATCATTGATACGCGGCGTTCCTAGAGCGCAAGTTGAAAGAGAGCTGATTGAAAGAGAAAAGGCCGCAGAAACTGGGATCCCATCTTTACCTACAAGTTCCCAAATCATGGGGGCGTCTGGAAGAAATATTCCTTATTCAAAAGATATGATGGAATATAAACCAAAGACGACACCCGGTAGGTATGCTAAGACAGTTGGTGAGGCACTCCCTGCTGCGGTTATACCCGGCGGTGGCGTATCATTAGGTGTGAGGACCGCTGGGGGCATTGGAGCGGGTTTAGCACAACAAGGTTTAACAGAGTATCGTGGTGGTAGAAAGCCTGAAACATGGGGCGAGACTGCTGCGGATATAACGGCTTCACTTGCCGGTTATGGAGTTGGTACTCTTGCAGGTCATGCAACATCCAAATTACTATACCCGATCAAAAATGCTGAAAAAATGGCATTAGAAAGAGTTGCTAAGAATGTCAGACAAGATGTACCTCCTGGTTCACTTGAAAGGAGGGAACTAACAAAGGCAGCACCTCCCACTATAGCTGAAATATCGGGGCCTAAGTCGGCTGCGGTAAAGTTTTTTCCTCGTACAGAAGAATTTGTTGAGAAATGGAATAAAAATGTTTCTAATTCATTGGCCAACATAAATGATGATATGGCTAGTTACATTGCTCAGAGGGCTGGTAGAACTTTGCCGGAAGGAGAGCGTATAAGATTATCTAATGAGATAAATAAACTTACGGATCTTAGATTTGCAGTAAATGACCCCAATTATAAAAAGGTTATGTCTTTGCCTGAAGCGCAATCAATACCTGCGTCTCTTGCATTGTCAGAAAAACTTGTTAAAGAGAATCCTTTATTCAGGAATAATATAAAAAACATAGACGATATAATAGCTTCTAAGCCTGAAAGGTTCGGAATAATCGTCCCGGATCAATCTAAGGGACAATCAGGAAATTTGCGTTACTGGGATGCTGTCAAAAAAGAATTTGACTCATTGGCAAATAATGGAAAAACACCGGGCGAAAGAGAATCGTTCCAAGGGATAGCTGAACAAATAAGAAATAATCTTGATAAAGTTGTCCCATCTTATAAATCAACAAGAGATGCCGCAGCAGAAGTGTTTGGTTATCAAAATGCACTAGAATTAGGTGCAGATTATATACTAGCTGGAACTTCAGGAAAATATGGCAAGTCTCTTGCGCCTTTAGAAAGAAATATAGGTAAGATTAGTCCAAGAGAACTTGAAAGATTGCAGATTGGCGCAGCTTCTGCGTTGCAATCTATGATGGTTTCTGACCCGACTAAATTTACGAACTTTTATAAGAAAATAGATACGCCGGAAATGCGTGCTAGATTAGCAAATGTGTTTAAGAGTAAAGAAGCCGCAGATGAAATAATAGCCAGAGCCCAGATAAATTCTTTGTATTCAAAAGCTGTTATGCTTCCTCCGGTTCCAGAAGGAGCAAAGATAGGATTGATGGAATCTATCAAGTCTAGTCCTTCTACTTTAGGTGGAATAATTGGAGGTTTTGCTGCTACAGGCGCTAAAGCATTGGTAGGAGTGGAGGCATTTAACCATCCTTTCTTCTATGCACTTTCTATTGCTACTGGTGCTGGATATGGAGTCTTAAAAAATAGAAAAGATACTCAAGTTGCTAGGCACATAGCAGAATTAATGACTACTCCTGAAGGATCCAAGAATGTTGCAAACTATATAGTTAATGATGGACACGCCCGTAGAGTGATGGGCAATATTAATCAAGCCTTGTCTAGGAAAGTTAGAGAAGTCCAAGAACAGGCATCAAGAGTACAGCGTGGCTCGGCAGGGCTAGCAAGACCAATAGCAGTCCCCTTATCTCAGGCTGCCGAAGAACCCCGTCCTCTTACCATCCGTGGGCAACGTCAGGCTCCTGCTACAGGTGGCCGCATAGAGCGTCAGGCTGGTGGCAGGGTTAGCCCGGAGGCCCATGCAGACCGTCTGATTGCTGCTGCGGAATTGGCTAAACGTAGACTGGTTGAGGAAACGAAGCCGCTACTGAACGAAGATGACAACACCATTGCCAAGGCATTGGAAGTAGCCAACCGGCAGATCTGAGGGTTGAGACATGGTTAGCACATTTACCACCAACAAGAACATAGAGAAGCCCGGTAACAATGACTACATTGATACATGGGATGCGCCGGTCAACAACAACTCGGACATCATAGATATTGCGTTTTCTGGGACGCACATTGTCAGTTTGACCAGCAGCAACGTAACCCTGACGCAAGACGAAGCTCAGAACATCTGTATCAAGCTGACAGGCACTCTGACAGCCAATGTGGTGGTGTATTTCCCGTCCGGTATCTCGGGCTTTTACATCGTAGATAACTCCACAACCGGAAGCTATACAGTAACACTGTCATCTGCCGGGGCCGGTCCGTATTCCGCTCTTGCTGTGCAGAACGCTAATACTTTCATTTGGAGTGACGGAACCAGCGTTTATTTGGCCGACAATGCGCCTATCACGGGCGGAGTTGGAATAACCATAGCGGGGACCAGCGTGGATCTGGACGTACCTGTGACGGTGGCTCACGGTGGTACTGGGCAGACTACCTATACCAATGGCCAGATGCTTGTCGGTAATGCCAGCGGCGGCCTGACCAAAACAACGCTCACCGCTGGCTCTAACGTGACTATAACGAATGGCGATGGCACGGTTACCATTGCTGCGTCAGTCACTCCAACTGTTGGCCTCACCGGCAACGTAGCTTGGCTGCTTTCTCTTTAGCCGCGGCGGCGAATTGTAGTAGCAAAGATCATGATGTTTTTTGCAGTACGATCTGCTGTAAACTTTGGCTGAACAGTATATTGTATGGACGCCATGCGGTTCACCAATAATATACCGGCAGTTGTTACGGTTAAGTTCCAGTATTGTTAAGCACCCTACTGGCGGCTCAGGAACCTTACGTTTACGGACTTTCAGCCTATCTTGTTTGGCTTTTATCTGGACTTTCTTCCAGTCCGGGTTTTTAGGCTTTTCTTGTTTGGCTTTTATCTGGACTTTCTTCCAGTCCGGGTTTTTAGGCTTTACGGCTCTCTGTTTCTGATCACGTTGGCGTAGCATGATCCCGACAGTCCTGAGCCTGTAGATCCTGCCTATGACAGAGTTCCGTGTCCGGTTTAATACGGCTGCTATATCACTGGCAGCATTTCCATCGTTCCACATTCTGATGATCACTTCATCATCTTTAGTCAGTTCAATCATTATCAATCATCCTCTTTTTGTAGGCTCCTATGCCATGCAAGACGGTTGTGTGGTCTAGGCCGCCCAGCATATTGCCGATCTGGACTAGAGACAACCCTTCCTGCCGCAGCCGATACATGGCCTCTTGTCGGGCCTGAATATACCGTCTCCTACGGCATTTTTTTTTCATCTCAGCCAGTTTCATGCCGTGATTTTTAGCCGTATCCAGTAGGATTTGACGGCTCCGGCTGGTTTCCTCGTAGCCTGAAAAGAAAGCCTGTATGCGCTTCTCGTATCGGTCTGATCTTGTTGGCCGTTTGGCAGGCGGTGGTTTTTTTCTTTCTTTACGTTCAAACTCTACAACTGCATCAGCTATGCGTTTTTTTACTTCTTTGTAGTGTGCGATCCAATCCATTTACCCCACCACTTCCGCACGAGATCCGGGCCTAGTTCAAAGAACAACCAGACAATCATCAAGATAATTGCCAAGTCTATGAAGAACAGCAGTATTACTGCCAAAAATATGAGAGTGTTTATCACCAGATCCTCCTGCGTTCACGCCGCATAGCAAGACTGATATAAAACTGCTTATACCGTTCATGGCGGCGGCTCAACTTAATCTTCCAACCCCGGATACCAGCTACATGACAGGCTGCCATTTGGCGCATGGTTTTAACACCGGCATCTAAACACGATTGCATGTGCGCAATGCCAGCCGCTATCCCATAATCACATTCTTTCAGACGCCATGTGCTGTAATAGCCAAGAGCGTGGGCAGATTTAGGTAGCACCTGAAAGACCCCGACAGCACGGCCATGACGGGTTCTCGGCCCTACGGCACCGCAACGATAGCCGCTTTCTATCTTGGCTAGACGTAGAGCGGGCTTAACCCATTTACTGCCTAGCTTAACTTTAACTTCTGCAATGATCTTGCGGTACACATATTTTTGCTGCCGGTTCATACGCCGAGAAGATACTTTAGAAACAACAACTTTCTGATGAACTGGTTGCGTCCAGTTATTTGCTTTGTCTCTAGTGAAAAACTCTGCGCTGGACATCTCTTGCGCAGCGGCAGGGGTTACTGCCAATGCGGCAGCCATGATTGCATATTTCATAAGGATCTCCCTTGCCCCGGCAGGATTATACACCACCGGGGCAGATGAGGCTATTCCGCGGCCTTGCGCCTGAAATAGTCAGGACCCAACTTACTAGCCATTGCTTTTACATCATCTTCCATTGCTGCGGCTACAGTCTCAAATTCACCTGAGAACTGCGAAGCAAAAGCCATGTAGTTCATGGTATCAATGTAGTGATCGTCCTTTGCACGGCTCTCTTGTAGACGAGCCATTTTATTCATAGCAAGGATCATAGCCACATCATATTTTGTGATCGTCTTATTGAGGACGATACTGGCCAGCTTGGCGCTGCGGTCAAAGCAGGCATCTTCCGGGCCGTATTCTTTGCCGCGTTCATTGATCAGACCGGCAGCCTTTGTGAGTGCATCTTTATGATTCATATCAGTCCCTTTCAGTTAACGATAAATCATACGTTTCTTTACATACTGTCTCTGTGGTGATCCCTCCTCGTCTAAATCAACAAACTCTTTCACACTGCCGATGTGGTAGGTATTCACTATTACCTCACCGGAATCTCTCCACTGGATTTCTCCGCGGTCATTTTTATATCGGTGAACCTGTCGTAGACAGATGAACTCACCGTTGCCCAATTCCTTCATAAATGCCTCACAAGATTCAGCCGGATGGTCTACTGTTAAAGTAGTCACCTCATGGCCGGTCCCGGTCGGCATATTTAGTTTTATATAAAACCGCATTTCTATTCCCTCAGATCTATGAAGCGCACATATTTCTTATCTATTGTATAGGTCTGTTCTGGCTTGCCGGTAACTTTATGGTTCCATTTTGCAATGCCCCATAAGTGCCTTGTCTTTTCTGGATATACGACATAAGCGTGTGTCATTGGATAATTTACGCTGACGTAAGCATACGTTTTATATAAGTCCTGTGAGTTATCTATAGACACCTTAGATGCTATAAAGGCGGGATCATATCGGAAATCTTCTGCACAGGTGAAGCACATTGTTTCTTTGTTCAGCATGTGCTTGACGTTCACGATTTTTTTAGACCCATTTTTGATAAGAGTGATGTCACCACCATCATTGTATGGCTCCTTTGGCGCGTTAGGATCTTGGTATTCAGTATGCGGGATATACAAATCAAACCCACGTCTATGCGCCCAGACCCCGAACGCCATTACAGCGTGGATGCTGTTATACAGGTTGTCCCGAAACTCTTTATCCCTTGATTGTTCTGGTGTCATTTGCTTGCCTTGCCTTGCCTTGCGCGGCCCTGCCCTGCCCGGCCTCGACTGGCCCTGCATTGATAAGCGGCGCACGCATTACCATGCGCCGCAAATTCTTAATCCCACTGTTTAACAAAGAACTTTCCGAAAACGCCTCGGAATGTTCCCAGACCCAACGCTCGGCCACCCTCCTCAAACAGGTTCATGATTTCCTGTTCTTGGATTTCCCGATTGGGATAGATAGCAAGCGTAAATTTTAATTCCCACGGCGCAGGTATAACTGGCCTCACTTTAGGATTCGGAATACCTTTGTCCAAACGCGCTACTGACCTGTGAATGTAGCAGCCTGATACCGGATCATGATCATCCTTAAACGATCCAAATCGGATTGGCTCACCATCCCGCAGCAATGGAATAAACGTCTGTTCTATATCCACAAAGCTAAGGCAGGCGTTTGCGATGTCTTTGTATTGTCTTTTGTCCCGAAGCCTTTTCGGGGCCGAGTTTGTATTGTGGGCCGACAGAAATGACATGATGTTCGCCGCAGGCATCCCAATAATGGGATACCCTTCCGAAGGTTGGAGGTAAAGTTTCTGATGCGGTTCTAGCTGGGTCCTGTTGTCCCCAGCATACCGATCCATCATTAGATCTTTTAGACCGCATAGGATAACCTCACGTTTGATTGTTTCTGTGTGCCGATTAGCTGTCACTTTTACTGTATCCATATCAATCATTCCTCATTTCTGATAACAACAGTTCCATCCATTTTACGTTTCCACTTGCTATTTCTTCCTCCCAACAGTGGGCTCCGGGACATCTTTTTTGCTCCGATATGCTTTTGATGGATACGTTTAACTTTTGCAATCAGCGGAGCATCAATCTTTGCTGTGTGAGCCCGGTGGCATTTGCGGTGGGCTACCAGCCAATTACTATCATCGTCTTTGCCGCCCGCCTCTAGCGGTATGTCATGTGAAACGTCCCACTCCTGTCCGGGAATGACTTTCATTTGGCACAGGTGGCATATTCCGTTGTGGCGTAGGAATATATCTGCACGCATTTTAGCTGTAATGCGTACACGTTTCATAGTTTCATCTCTGCACGTTTAGTAGCTTCATGGGACTGCCATTCCGAAAACCGCATACGGATATATTCCAGTTGCACCTTCAGTGTAGCAGCGTTCTTCCTGGCCGTGGTCATTTCATTGATGTAGTCAGTCCATTCAGCAGATGCTTTGACTGTCAGTTCTGCGCGGCTGACCGGCATATCACCGAGATCAGCCATTTTCTTGCTCAGGAAAGCTGATTTACTTTCCTCAAGAATAGACGCAGCAGCATCGGCATCCACCCATTTTTTGGCTACGATGCGAAACTGTTCTGAGAGTGGCAGGTCCGACATCAGAACGGCAAATCTTCTTCGTCAGCCATTGGCTGGTCTGGTGCGGGACGATCTTCTTTAGGCTGGATATTGAGGGACAGCCATTTGTCACCGTTCTGCGTTGTCTTGGTCCACCCCGCAATCCGGTACATTTTGCCGTCAAGTTTCAGATCACCGTTCATGTCCGGCGACTGCTCATTGGTTTTCTTTTTGTTACGAAACAGGCCGCCCTGACCGTCTTTCATTTCATAAGCCATTAGAACTCTCCGTATTTTGCTTTGAGTAAGGAAACTTTCTCGTCTAGTTCTGCCAAGAACTTTGAGACTTCGGATTCCAAGTTGCGGATTGCAGCATCGTCCCGTGGGACACGTTGAATGTATAACTGCATGGCATCTGGTAGCCGTGGATCAAAACTTACGAAATCCACCCAAAGACCACCCGTGCAGGCCATTTGCCAGTAAATTTGATTAAGATACCGTTCTGGTACTTTTTCAGAGAGCAATGTATCCAAATGCGTATTGGTATTTGGACATTTGATTTCAATGCCACCTTCAGTGCCTACAAGCCCATCAGGTGAGGCCCCTGCCATTGTAATGGTGGGGTGGGGCACAAAGCCGGTTTCCAGAACGAGGACCCCCCTCTTGTTCTCGTAAGCCTCCCTAGCCGCAGGCTCCTGCTCTGTGCCCCACTTCATAGCTGTTGACTGGAAAAAGTCCCCCCAAACTCCAGTCAAGCGCTCACAAACCAGCTCGGCCATGTAATTGGCTCTGGCTCTGCTGGCCCCATACCCGCTCTTAGTGCGGGCAACCACATCGGCCACACGGCTGGCCGTAACTTTGCCAAGCCTAGCGGCGAACCATTCTTCTGTGCGCTGTTCCATTACTCCGCCACCTTAATGCTTTTCAGTTCAATCCTATCTTTGGACGAGAGCATGTCACGTTTGGCTTTGGGCAACTTCGTCCACCAATCAGCCAACAGACCTGCCTTTGCTGCGACTTTACCTTCGTCCATCAATTCTTCTTTAATGGCGGGATCTACAACAGGCGCTGCGGGGCGTTTAGGGGCCTCTACAGCGGCGTTACCGCCATCGTCGTCTGACGCTAGGCAAAGGATACTCATAAGGCCGTAGCGCCTTGCGTAGGTGATCGCCGACCCAATCCCGTGTGCGTCCCATTTACCGCACGGCATTGTGAGACTGCATGACATGTATTGACCGCTTGTATGCACAAGCATGGTCTGGACAGTAACTTCTCCAGAATTTGTGGACGGGAACTGTGTAACAGCCAAATTATTTTTGGCCAGAGGTTCCCGAATGACCGCTCGGACGGCTGCTAGGTCTGCATATTTGCTGCGGAAAGCCGGATTAAGGCCAGTCTTGCTGGCATCTTCTATCTCGCCTTGGGCTTTTGCCAATGCAGCGGCTATCTCATTGATCTCGTCAGATGTAATCATTTGTCAATCTCCGTCAAATCAGTTACAGGTTTTGTTGATAAATGTTGTCACAGGAGTTGTCAAATGAAAAAAATAAAAGACCGATCACCAGAATTGCTGATGGTGATTATCGCAGCAGGAGGTGTCCGGGCTATCTCCAAGCATCTGGGCTTGAGTCGGCAGGCCGTGTACCAGTGGGCCGAAGTTCCGCTGAAACATGCTGCGAGTGTAGCTAAACTGTGTAATATGGATATCCGGGATGTGCGTCCAGACCTGTTTGCTGCGAATAATGACTAGAACCCTTTTGCCTAGCACAGTCTTAAAATTATTCCGCGAGTTCGGTCTGGACACGCTGGAAATTTCTCGTCTGGTAAACCGGCCTGAGTCCGAGGTCTATAGGTTGCTACATGAAGCTAGATCCGCTGAAATTTATCCTGACTTTGCCACCGAGCGTGAACCGCGTGTGGAAGATGGGGAAGGGGAGGATGTACAGAAGTAAGAAATATACCGATTGGCGCACTCTAAGTCTTTGGCAACTATTTTGTCAGATGCGTGGTAAAGCCAAGATTACCGGCCATTACCGGCTGCGGCTGGAGGCTGTTCGCCCGGATCGGCGCAGACGTGATCTCGGCAATCTGGAAAAGGCCGCCCATGACATACTGGTATCTGCTGGAATTGTTGAGGATGATTCGTATTGCGAAGTCATAGAACTAGCGTGGGTCAAAGCTGGCCCTGAGTGCGCAATATTTTTGGAGCCGATGGATGACGATTGATATTGCTACGCAAGCCGATGCAGTGGAGCTGTCTTACCTTGGGCTCAAGCATCAATGTGAGGTTCTTGAAGATCTCATCCGTCAAAAAAAACGTCAGCCGGAAGAACTTACGTTCAAGCTACGGCGGGTAGAAGAACTGGAAGCTGCTGTAAAAACAATGCGTTGGTTGCAAAAGAACGCGGATAAAATAAAAAAGTTATCCACAGGATAAATTATTGTTGAATGAAGATTCTTCATAGTGTAAACCTAATCTTGTCACTGATTGATGGAGATGACTGATGACAAATCTGATTGTAGAGATTGATGAGTTTGAATTTCAGGGCCGCCTGTATGGCGGTGAACTTACGATCAACTATTCATATGACCGCGCAGATCAGTCCTATGATTGGGACGTAGAAATGCTGCGGCTCGTAGACATCACAGACGGTGATGCCGATTGGACGGACGATGATGTCCGCTCCACCATCCCTGCTGATTCTTCTATAGCCAAGGCACTATTCTCTAACTGGAACCAGCACATCATTGATTGTTGCGCTGATGCTCAAAGGTGGGTTTGAACCGAAATCGTGATTTGGGTTCCGAAATATTTTCTTTACACCTGTTGACTGAAGATTCTTCATAGTGTAAACCTAATCTTGTCACTGATTGATAGGAGATTGATATGATAACCATGACTGTACTTGCTGATCGTTACGCAGATCTTGCCGCTGAAATTAAGGGCCTCTTGCACTTGCAGGATGAGCTGAAGGCTGAGATCAAGGCGCTTGGCCGTGAGGAATTGGTGGGTGAGCGTAACATTGTTATTCTCAGCCTGTCTGAGCGGTCTACGCTGGACACCAAGCTCGTCCGTGAGATCCTGACCGATGATCAGGTAGCGGCCTGCACTAAGGTTGCGCTAGTTGAGACCATCCGCGTAAAGGCGGTTAAAGATCCAATCGTTGCTGCGTAATCAGTGGGGCTTCGGCCCCACCTTTACTTATTGATGGAGATGAAAATGAAGAATCCAATTAAAATTATCAAATCACCAGATGGCACTTATGAAATGTCATACTTTGACAAGATTGTGGGCTGGGCACGCAAAGCAAAATACCCAAGTCGCCCCGGTGTTATTTTATATCGTGCTGTCTCAGTGCATGGAGAAATCCGGCACTGCTATTCACTAAAAACAGCAAAGGCTGCTTTGTTGGAGATGTACCATTGAACTATTACAATGAGATGATCCAAAAGCCGCAGCGTGGTTGCGTGAACTTATCAAAGCAGGACAGCACGCCCTGTGGTAGGACGTAATGGCCGGGATGGTCCGGCGCATATATGGAAGGATAATTGATGGAAAACGTAACTATCAACGGTGTTGAATATGCACCTGTAAAATCTACAGCCGGAAACCGCGCTGTTGTTGTGGTGGACCGCGGCTGGATTTTTGCTGGCGACATGACCCGCAAAGATGGCCGCATTCTGCTGACCAACGCGCTGCACGTTTTCAAGTGGGCGTCTCTTGGATTTTCTGGGATGATTGACAATCCCAAAGAGGCAAACGCCGATCTGCGTTCTGTTGCAGACGTGGACATTCCGGCGGGCGCTGAAGTGTTCTGCGTCCCGGTACCGGAAGGGTGGGGGCTATGATTCCCCTCTTCATGCCGGTTGGCTACGGCGGCGGCTACGGCTACGGCTACGGCTACGGCTACGG